AATTAGGCATCCATCCTCTAACTTCTTCACTTCTTACGAGGCCTATATCTGCCCATACATAAGTCTCATGATTAAAAGGATTTATATCAATTGCCTTAAGAACAAATTCCTTTTTTTCATACCAAATCTTATAAAGATCAGGGCTATGAATCTTATTTTCTGGATCTTTTGCGAGTTGTTCCTTCCATATCTCATGGCCCCATTTCAGATTAGCTGTCCATTCGCTTCGAGGTAGAATAATGATCCGTGTTCTGTCTGCAAAGGGTCTCCGTATTTCTTCAAAAATCTTGGCATGTTCTTCTTCTGTGAATAAAATAAGATATGATGGAATACTTAAGAACATTCGCGCCCAATTCATGTATTGGTTTTCATCAAATTTACTTGGCATCTTATAAAAAGCAGAAACAACGGTTGATGACGGTGCATCATAGTCGGCGCCCCAGAATTTTGAGCTAACTAAGCCAGGATTTTGTTTTCCACTTGCATTAAAATGACTTGTCTGGTATATCCTGTGAAGAGTAAGAGGATGTTCTATGGTAAAGAATTTACCTCCTTTTCCCAATAAATCTAAGAAGGCCGCATAATCTTGCGGAATAACTCCATTTTCTTCACTTGGATATACTATAGCTCCCTTCTTAAAAAGAATACTGCTATGTACTATTGGATTCGTACTTTTGAAATCGCATTCTTTTAGCAAACCTGTAGGAATCTTTGGCATAGTATTCATTGATCCAAAATACTGACACTGGGTTGCAATTAGATCTATAACTTGCTTATGTTCATATAAATTATTCAGGGCAGATATCTGCAATTCTAATTTTTGAGGATGCCACATATCATCTGCATCTAGATGTGCAATCCATTCTGTCTGCGCAAGTTCTATTAATGCATTATCTGCTTGGGCAACACCCTTTGCATCTGGTAAATTGACAAGTCTAAATCTGTCATCTTGTAAAAGACTAAGAATTTCATTTACTTTTATAAATACAGATCCGCCGTCTTGACCATGTCCATTTACACCAATAATAACACGCCAATTTGAATATACTTGTTGTCTTATACTTATAAGTGTATCTTTAATGTATTCTATTCCATTAAACAATGGAATGCAGATTGTAACACGTGGCTTACCAATCGCACTATTCATCCTTTTTTTGGTCTGCGTGATTCATTTAGACCAGGCCAAACAGTCCAATCCGCCCAAAATTGATACCTTGTGTTTCAGTGATTTAGTATAGATAAAAATGGCAAAAATTCTTATGCTTCTTTCTCTTGTTATTGATGCATATGCAAAGATTTCAGACTGTTCTGTAAATTCTATATTTAAGAGTATCGAACAGAGATTTACTCCTGATCCCCCAGTGCCTGGTGAAAATGTGACTCTTTATCTGCGATTTAATAACCCTGGTAGCCCTGTAAGCGACGGCACCGAAACAACACAGATTTCATTTAATTATATTCCGATGAGTCCAACTACTAAACCTCTTTGTGATTGCATTTCTTGTCCAATTGAAAACACAATTGTTGAACTAACGAGTACTTCTGAATGGCCTCGTGATATTCCCCGTGGTCTTATAGTCACTACAATTACTTGGACAAATATGAATGATGAGCAACTATTATGTACTAAACTTTCTATAACTACGAAGGACCATGATTATCTGGAAGGATTTTAGGATGTAAGAGTGCGTTTCGCAACTTATTTCCTTCTAAATTTCCGAACACAAACTGTGCGTTTAAAGCCAAATATATATATATAATTATAAGTTATAAAATGTCTTCGGATTCAACTGTAGTCGTTGAGCTTTCACTTGTTGAGCGCATTTCAAAGATCGAGGAGAGCCTTAAGGATCTCAAGCGCGCGGCGCGCCACGAGCTCCGCAATCGCCGCCGCCGCCGCGGCACGAAGCGTGATGGTGCCGAGAAGGGTGTAAAGGGCGAGACGCCTGTGCAGCTCGTAGCTTGGCACAGCGAGGTTCGCAAGGTATGGGACGAGATGCGCAAGGCCGATGCCAAGACGCCTTACAAGCGCGCTGTTGCCGAGGCCTCTGCTCGTCGCAAGGGCGCGGCTGTACCTTCAGTCGTTCCCTCTGCCTCCAAGGCCTCTTCCAAGAAGGTTGTTTCCAAGGATGTAGATGCCAAGGTCGATGCTAAGGTTGATGCCAAGGTTGCGCCCAAGAAGGCCGCTGTCAAGAAGACGGCGTAAATTAGAAAAATATAAATATAACATATAAAACTATAAAATAAAGTTAAGAAACCGTTGAAGGGTTCTTAACATTATTTTTTAGCCACATTTAATTCCATATATAACTTACGGTATCAACTTGTTCGATGATAGATATCCGCGGACCGATACACAAATTCTTTCTTTGCCAAATATTAATAATTGCATCTATTGGATGTCTTATATTACGCGGATCTTTACATAATAAATCTAGTAATTCGATTGTGCTCCTTTTATAAAGAATTGCATGTGTCTGGTCTGCATATTCATATTTGTATAATGAAGGGTGTGCTGAAGGTACAAGACAGGAATATGGAATTGTAGAAGATGTATGATACCCAAATTGAAGCATACCTTGTTTTAATTTAGAGCTTACTAACGTTTTACAAAACTCATAGAGTTCTTCTTTACTAGAATGAATAAACCCTGCATCATCTTCTAGAATAAATACCCATTGTAGTTTATCAGTGAGTACTTTGTTGTATAAGGCTTCGTGACTCATTCTGCACGCAGTTGCACCAGGACTGATTTCATTTCCAACCTTAGTACCGTGTGCATCAATATCAGATGCAGTAAGAGTTAATTTATCAATTGCATCAAAAAATTCAAAGGTCAGACCAATAGATTCTGCCCATTTTGTAAAGTTGGATCTTCTTTCTACACATCGTTTCAGACTAATACAATATGCAGCCCATGTACCCTTACCACATATCTTATCAAGATATGTATCCATATTTAGTATAAATAGATGTTAAGAATTTAGGCCTTGCGGCCTCTGAAGCCACGGCCTCGACCACCTCGACTGCCTCTAGCACCACCGCCTCCGCCTCCACGACCACCATAGCTCTTCGATTTTGCCTTCTGTTGAAGACCAAACTGAAACAAGGCAATACAATCTCCTTCTTTCAAATCATCCAACTTCGTACTTTCTGGCAAACTTACAAACTCTTTTTTAGTGGCTGCTGGTTTGAACATATATCTTCCATACGGACCATTTCGAATCTCAAATTGTCCAATCTTCTTTAGTACAGGGGATTCTTGTTTCTCAAGTTGTTCTTTTACCATTTCAAAGGTAGAATCATCCTTGCAAGCAAGTCGCTTCCCATTCCATTCTACATAGAATCCATATGGGCCCTTTTTCTTGAGAACCTGTAGTCCATCTATTTCGCCCAGGACTTCACCTATCTTATTTTTTTCATTCAAACTAATAAAAGTCTTTGCTGCATCAAGTGTGATATCTGAAAACTGAACATTCGTAGGCCACCCATAAAAGATGGTCTTATCTTTATCCTTATCTTCAGATTCTTTCAGAAGTAGTGGCCCCTTTTTAATAACAATTGCAACAATACCTTCTCCAAGTTCTTTGCGAAAATTCGATTCCTTCTCATTCTTTGTTTTCTTTATTGCCAATTGTTCTGTATAACGATCTTTATAGGACGACCATGTATCACGGAGAACTTGCTTCCATTCTTCCTTACCTTCTGCAATATCGTCTAGTCGTTTCTCCATCTTAGAAGTAAATTCGTATGCAAATAGATCTTCGAAATTTGCAAGTAGATAAGTTAAGACTGATTGACCCAGAGGACTCGGTACCATACGGTCCTTTTCATTGTTTTGACGAATTTCTTTCGAATTCACTTCGATCTTTTTGTTTAGTAACATCTTTAACCATTCGATCTTTACATTCTTCCCTTCGAAATCCTTTTTATCGACATATCCCTTATCCATAATTGTAGATACAAGCATTGCAAAGGTACTCGGTCGTCCAATACCTTTTTCTTCAAGATCTTTAATGAGAGTTGCTTCTGTATAGCGCGAAGGTGCCTTGGTGAAATGTGGTTCTGCTTTTAGTTCTTGCCATTTTAGAGAGGCTCCTTCACGTAGGGTAAGAGCAAAGGCCCAATCCTCTTCCTTCGACTCCTTCTCATCGTCTTCTTGAATCTCTTTCCAGTTTAGGCGCCGCCATCCATCAAAGATCATTCGAGACCATGATGAGCGCCAAGTCCAATCATCGCTATCTCCTTCTGCTCTGAATTCAACAGTTCGCCTTTCACCCTTGGTCGCAGACATAAGACTCTGTAAGGCACGAGTCCAGATGATTTTATAGAGTTTTCTGTCTTTGGAAGACCAATCCTCGTCCTTGGAAAGCTCTTCCATATCCATATGAGTAGGGCGAATTGCTTCATGTGCATCTTGTGTCTTAGTTTCATCCTTTTTGACCTTGCTCTTTGATTTTTCTTTTACAGATACATTTCCAGCACTAACACCAGCACTAATACCAACGCCAACATACTCTTTTCCAAGAGTAGTTTCAATCCATTGCGTACCTTCTTTCACTGCATCTTCACTAATAACTGCCTTATCCGTTCGCATATAGGTAATATGACCAGCCTCATACAAACGTTGTGCAATTGACATCGTATCCTTTGGATTAATGCGTAATAGACTTGATGCCTGTTGTTGAAGAGAACTCGTAATAAGAGGACGCGGCGGCTTTTCAGAAGTCGGTTTAGTAACTGCAGAAATAACAATAGCCTTGAATGATTCTTGTCTCATTTCAAGATACATTTTGGCGGATTCCATATCTTCAAGATCATCTGTCAAGAATGCATCAAAGACAGTTTCTCCATGTTTCCAACCTCCTTCCACCTTCCACGAACAAGAGGATGAAAAGTCCTTGATACTATTCTCCTTTTCAGATACTAGACGTAAGGCAGGTGTTTGACACCTACCTGCTGATAAGGAATGTCCAACGTGATTCCATAATAGAGGACTGATACTGTATCCAACTAACATATCTAAGATTGCACGACTTTGTTGAGCATTTACCTTATTCATATCAAGCAATCGCGGATTATTGACGGCATTTACAACTGCATCTTTCGTAATTTCGTGAAATACTGCACGCGGTGTTTTCTTATGGTCAAGTTTAAGAAGTAGGCAAAGTGAATATGCTATTGCCTCGCCTTCTCTATCATCGTCTGAGGCAAGAATAACAATCTTATGATACTTGGCGGCTTCTTTAATTGCAGAAATGGCCTTTGATTTTTCCTTCTGAAATTCAAAACGGGCCTCGAAATCACGATCGATTCCTACAGAATCTAGGCTTGCTTCTAAGGCGCGAATATGACCCATAGAAGCAACTACATCATATCCTTGTCCAAGAAATCCCTTGATTTTACTGCATTTTGCAGGTGATTCGACAATAACAAGAGGCATTCTACCTTTGACATATATTAATGTTTATTCAATTTTATTATTGTGAAATACCGCCAAGTTCCTAAATTAGGAACTTGGCTCTAATGCTAGAGCAATAAATTAATGATACTCCAATGATATAGGCCACGAAGTGGCCTTAAACATGGGGAGTTCTTAATTTAAGCACTAGACGTTACCAATATCGAGAGCGTATAATAGAAAGTTAATTTAACTATCTATTGTTAGATGTCTCATAGACCAGAGACAAGTTTAGATGGCAGTTTGTATGAACTTGTTGCCAGGGGCCAGAAAGATAAATTCTTTTTTATTGATGATCCTAAAAGTATTCAACCCTTTGACTACAGATATGAAGCGTATCCCGCAATTCTACCCGAAGTTCGTCAAACAATACCTATAACGGATTGCAAGTTTGGCAGTATAACTGAATTTGATTTTGATTTTCCTGGAGATATTCTTAGCGAGGTAAATCTTTTAATCGATTTACCAACCTGGTTGGCCCCAGAAGTTGCTAGCCAAAATGGAAAATCAATTGTTCAAGATTTGGACGGAGTAAGATACGGATACACAAACGGCGTTGCATATTTTTTATGTAAAAAGATCGAAATACTTCAAGATAATATTCTTTTACAGGAAATCAGTGGAGATGGACTTTACGCTCTCAGTCGCACACGTGGTTCTTATTCTGGCTTCTTTCTCGATGATACAGTCGCAGGAATACACGATGGATCTGTTCTAAGTATTCAACGCGCTGCCACTCCAAATAGACTTGTTCTTCGCCTACCCTTTCCTGGCACTTATATTGGTGACCCTGGGTGTTTTCCAATAGCAGCCGTGCGTAATCAGAAATTCAGATTAAAAGTGACCTTGCGAAATCTTGAAGAACTTATTGAAGCTTCAGATTCAAGAATAAATCCTAAACCGTGGTCCTTAGATATGAAACTACAAACTAAGAAAGGCGAAGAATACCAATTCTTCAAAACCTTGGATCTGATTAAAATTCCCAAACCTGTACTCTTTCTAGAAACAAAACAATTATATGTTAGTAATGCTCTTCGTGAGAAATTGATAAACGATGAACATATTATATGTTTTCGTCGATATTTTGAGAATATCTTTACCTTTAATTCATATGACTACGCACCTCTTAAAAGAGGTGCGGCAGCAGTGACCACTCGACTTCTTACTGGACAGTTTTTAGCAGAACGCATTGTAAGCTTTTTCCGTTCAAATATAAGATTCCGAAGTAATCAACTCTATAAGTTTCGCCAAGATGTACCAGAAAATGGATATTATGACTCCCTAAAACTTGTGATCGCTGGAAAAGACCGTGAGGGCCCATGGCCACCCTTTGTATATGAAGATGTTATGCAATATGCAAAAGAAGAACGGTCTTCAGATACAGGAATAAGTATTATGAATTGGTCCAAAGGATGGCGGCAAGATGATGAGCAACCATCAATACGACAGCCAGAAGGAGGAATAAATTTCACAACAGCTTCCAAACCACAATTTAATATTAGTCTCTTACGTGTCGAACTAGATCCAGTATTACGTGATACTATCTCTGAAATGAGAAGCATAGTAGAATCATGGGCTGTTTATCAAATTAAAGATAATCGCGGCAGATTAAAGTATGCCAACTAACAGAAGGCTAAGTATGGCAGCATGTGATATACCGTTGGGGGATACCACAACAATTATCGATATTTGTGAAAGAGATAATCAAGATGATTTTTTATTTCCCTTAGACACGAATATGTCATGGTTTGTTAGAGATTCAAATAGACGTGTTCTTCCCTTTACAACTGTTATACAAGAGTTTCCTTATAAAGGTCAGGGTACTTGGAATGGAAAATTACAATTTGATATTGGTAACTATAAGGCATGTGATATTCTTTTTACTGTAATGCTTCAAATTAAATTAGATCACTGGTTTCCTCCTTCGCTTCTCAATAAGATTAAAAAGAAGGAACTTGTTTTCCGTGATCCAAAGGATGCCTGGTATTATGCGAACAGTCTTGGAACTACACTTATAAAAGATGCTGAATTAATGTTGGAAGATCATACCTTGGAAAAGGTGACTGGCGATTTTACGAATATAGCAAGTCTTCTATTTCCTGATATGAATATGCAATATGGTCTGAATGATGTCTATGGTAAGGTTGGTATTTCAAAACTTCTTAATCCTGATATTCTACAACCTTATCCAAGTGAAGATGGATGGATAACATGCATGATTCCCTTCAGCTTTCAGCGTGAAAAAATGCGTTCTACCTTTCCATTAATGTCTGTAAAACAAGGTTCAGTGCGTATTAATTTAACCTTAAGACCCTTTCACGAATGTGTTCGCAGTGCGAGACTTACACGTACCTGTCTTGAAGACACGCCTCTTGAAAAAACCTTCGTTTTTATTGATAAGACATATCCGTATTATAAAGAAGAAACTTTTACAACTTCCAGCCGTATTCCAGATTTTAAGGCAATGCATCTTGTTACATATGGCTGTATCTTGGATGGTTCTTATAGACAAGCCTTGCTACATAAGCCATTTGATCGTATATTTAGGAATGTTCAGACTTTTACATATGATGAACCCTCAAAATATACGATGATTATAAGTAATAAGGATACAATACAAGTTACTCTACCACTAGAATGTAATGGACCTGTAGAAGAAATTATATGGATTGTGAGACGCAAGGGAGTTAATGCTAATAATGAATGGACGAACTATACCAGTACCTTGGAGAACGAATATGACCCGGTGTTTGCACCAATGGGATCTCTTCTTAAAGAGGCTGCGATCCAAATAGATGGTACAGAGATTATTTCAGATTCAGAATCCTTTTTTAAAAGACAAATAAGCAGTGTTCATAAAGGAGGTATTGTATCTTGGATAAATAATATATATGGATATAATTTTGCTATGAAACCTGGTCATCATGATCCTAGTGGATGGTTTAATGCAAGCAGAGCAAATGATGTACGTCTTCGTCTAAAGATTAGTCCTCCAGGTGGCTCATCAGATCTTGACTGGGAAATTATAGTCTTTGTAATAAGTATTAACTGGGTGCGGTTTCAGAATGGTCTTGCGAGCAAGGTCTTTAATAGTTAGTCTAAACCTAATATTGCAAGGATAATTAGGATGGTAGCAAGCCTACTTCGCTTACTCCATAGCGGGTTTCAAGATACAAGACTTATAGGTAATCGCATTGAAACTCGCAAATTTACGTATGTCTTGATTAAGATAGGTCGATTTACGACTCAATGGCAGCGGATCGATTTTAATACAAAACCTAATTTTGGTACTACTGCAACCATAGTTTTACCGCGAAAAGGCCATTTAATTTCAAGAGTTCATTTGGTTGCGAA